CGGGCGGTTATATATGTTTATCAAGCCTATCAAGAAAAACTGTGTGTACTGTGGTCTGGATATGAAGCAGGGGCTTCTTGAGTCCAATTTTAACTTCAAGCGTAGGAAATACTGCACAACGGATTGCTATAATAAGGCAACAAAACACACTCGTAGTCCCTTCAGGTATGGGAGTAAGATGCGAGGCGTTGATTATCGCGATTAGTAGTAGTATCTTGTAATCTAATGAAAATGGTGAAATCAAAAGCGTCTATGACGCTTCCGCAATTAAAGAAGAAGGCACAGATTGTGTTCAATAAGCGTATACGAGAGCGCGATGCCAATCAGCCGTGCCTTGCCTGCGGTAAGTATTCAGATAATATGCACGCTTCACACTACATAGCCATGGGATCATCCTCATTTCTACGCTACCACCCTGATAATGTTCACAACTGTTGTGCGGGGTGCAATCTCTTTAAACGGGGTAATCTGATCGAATACAGGCTCGGCTTACTTGACAAGATTGGTAAAGATAAAGTTGAGTGGCTTGAGGATAATCGCCATGCCCTTATGAAGTGGACACGAGAGGAGCTTAAGCAGATAATTGCAGATACATACATCTATGAAGAGTAATTATTTGACATAGTACGAGTCATAATGATATGCTTGTGAATATGAAAAGAGCCCTAATAACGGGTATTTTGGGTCAAGATGGAGCGTATTTAGCTCAATTTTTACTTGGCAAGGGCTATAGAGTCTATGGCGTATCCCGTAGATATTCACACACAAACACCCAAAATCTCGATGCTCTTAATATCACACAAGATATATTCTTTCTCGAGGGTGACTTGACTGATAAGGAATCACTACTACGTGCATTATCTGCTGATGCCTTTGATGAGATATACAACTTAGGAGCCCAGTCATTTGTCTCATCATCTTGGCCTATGGCTGAATACACCACGCATACAAATGCTCTTGGCCCACTTTATGTTCTTGATTACCTAGTGAATAATAAGAGTATCAAACTATATCAAGCATCTACGAGCGAAATGTTCGGCAATTCGCACACCAACGGACTACAGAACGAAAACACACCATTTGCTCCACGTAGTCCCTATGGAGTGGCAAAGCTTTATGCTCATGAAATGGTGAAGGTATATCGAGATGAATACGGCCTATTTGCATGCAATGGGATTCTCTTTAACCACGAATCCCCACTACGAGGTGAACAGTTTGTAACTCAAAAGATAGCTACGGGTCTCGCACGAATAACAATGGGATTGCAAAAAACTATTGAACTGGGTAATCTTGATGCTCGTAGAGATTGGGGATATGCAGGTGATTATGTCGAGGCCATGTGGCTTATGCTCCAACAGAATGTGCCTAATGATTATGTTATAGGTATGGGCGAAAACCACACCGTGCGAGAATTCCTCGATATAGCCTCCCAACGCGTTGGTATCCACAATTGGAAAGACTACGTGGTTACCATACCATCGCTTAAACGAGTCAATGAAGTACATAGTCTTAAAGCTGACCCTGTTAAAGCGACAAATAAGCTTGGATGGAAACCAAAGACCTCATTTGAGCAACTCGTCAATATGATGGTTGATCACGCATTAGTTAGAGCCCAAGCAGAAAAGAAGTCATGAAATTTATAGCAGATAGAGTTAAAATAAGCGGACCACGAGTAGATGGAAATTATACGATCACGTTCGATGTTGGTGAGTACATGTATGATCAAATTAAAGACATACCTAAGCTCAACGATAGTGAAATACATGTTACTGTAACAAACAATGAAAAAACTAAATAAACTAGCACGAGAAATTGTTAGGGGCATATATGGAGAACGTGCGTCTAGAGGAGGTAACCAAATGGACGATTGGATTGACGATCGAACAATTGAATGGATCGCGAAGTTAGAAGACCTTATCCATGACCATGAATCCAAGACAAAAAAAAGTAGTTAAGCTTGTTGCAGAAGGCAAAAGCCAGAGGGCAGCCTACAAAGAGGTATATGGCGTTACAGACGATAATGTGGCATCAGCAAACGCCTCAGAGATGCTAAGCAAACCTAATGTGCGTAACGCCTTACAACAGGCCCTAAGAGACCAGGGGATTGATGAGGTATCCATAGGACAAACCCTCATAGAAATGAAGAACAATAGAGACTGGAGAGCAAAAGAGAGCTTTGTTGATCGGTCAAGTAAGTTCTTGGGATATGATCAAGGGCCACAGTCACTTACGCAAATAAATATAGGGGGTGAAATGGGAGTTAAGTTTACAGCTGATGAAGTATGACGTTCAAGGTTGATAAAGTAGAAAAGAGTTATTATTGCCCGAACTGCGACGATTCGTTATGTACCAAGTGTATAGAGTTCCCATGGGAATGTCCTGAGCAAAAGATGTGTGTAAACTGCTCCGCAGAAATGAAAGTGGTAGAAAGGCTATATGTATCATACCAATGAGGCGATATAAGTTTAGAAGATGAAACATGAAAAGAGCTACGCGAGAAGCATTAGCGGGGTTTAGAAAGATCGGCAAGGCTGTTGGGTGGCATGAAGGAATAACAGATGAAAAAATGCGCACAATCTTTCCAGTCTTAAAGTATCACTATCATACGGGTGGGGCATATTACTGGTCTGAGGCAGATAGTTATATCTTCCCTCTAGTCCATGGAGTTTATTGTGTGAGTAAAAGCTATTTTCAAAAGTGGAATGTTACAACCAAAGCTACATAAAGGACAATATGACGTTGCAACCGATACCCATAGGTTCAGAGTTGTATGTGCAGGTAGACGGTGGGGTAAGTCGGTACTCGCTCAACTGATCATCCTAGACTGGGCTACAAGAAACGTGGGCCTATATTGGATAGTCTCACCAACATATAAAAGCTCAAAGATGATCCATTGGCGAGACTTACAGAAGATCATACCTAAGCAGTGGATAGAAAAGAAAAATGAGGTAGAGTTATCCATAACACTGAAAAACGGATCAGTCATTGAACTGAAGGGAGCGGATAACCCAGATGCACTAAGAGGTATAAAGCTGAGGGGACTAGTAGTAGATGAATGCGCAAGTATCAAGGATTGGGATTGGCTATGGCCCGAGGTGTTGCGACCAACACTAACGGATTACGAAGCCCCAGCTCTCTTTATTGGTACTCCAAAGGGTTTTAACTCATTCTTTGATCTCTATAATCTTGGTATTGATATAAATGAAACGTGGAAATCTTACCACTTCTCTAGCTATGACAATCCATATATCAAATCAACAGAGATTGATTCAGCAAGAAAAGAATTGACCGAAGATACTTTCGCTCAAGAGTACATGGCTGATTTTAGAAAGCATACAGGGCTTGCTCATAAGCCATGGGATAGAGACATACACCTCATTGAGCCCTTTGATGTGCCGACGCATTGGCAGAGAATGCGGGGATTTGATTATGGGACAGTCCACTATACAGCCTCCCCCCGTATTGCTATAGATGACGAGGATAACTGGTTTGTAGAGGTAAGCTACTTAGACAATAAGCACGATCCTAAAGGTCATGCTGAAGCAATACTCGCTCAAGACTATGGACTTGGTATGATTTTGTCCTGGGGTGACCCCTCGGGTAAACAATGGGTAGAAGAATTTGCAATGCATGGGCTTAATATCAACGACGCAGATAAGACAGTTGGCCAAGGCTTTAACGGGTGGGTAGAGTTCTGCGTGGATAAGGTGAATGAGCGATTGAAACCTAAGCCTGGGCATACTGTATATCTAACAGATGGAAGGAAGATAGAAAATGCACCTTCTCTGTTTGTGCTTAATAATGGGAAGAACGATAAGTTTGTTTCACAAATTGAAAGGCTATCGTGGAAAACAACCTCGACAGGAGATAATATACCAATATTAGAAGATACTGGAGACCCTACAGGGGGCCACTATGATCTTATGGCTGCGTTGAGGTATCTTGCAGTATCATATAAGGGAAAACAGGCAGATCTAACTCTACCACCAACACATGCAAGTCAACGTAACTGGTCACTGTCTGATAACTGGAAACCACCAGCTAAAAGTTTTAGAATAGGGAGTTAATGGACTACGACGAAGAGCAAGAGAACAATAAGCGGGTATTTTACGAGATGTTGAGTAAGGTAGATCCTGAGCTGTATATGATCAAGATGTACTTGGATCAGTTCCCCGAAGTACCAGCAGTCATTATTCCCAAGTATATACGGGCGCTTGGCAATATTCTCATGGGTGAAGGGTATGGAAACGTTCAAACATTTGTGAGTAAGCGTATTGTTACTCAAATCAAGGGACAAGAGACAACGTTAGTAACAGATACCGAGAAGGGTTATTGACACATATGCGCGTGGTGTGATATAGTTTGATTAAATAGCACGTAAGTCTTAATAAAGAGAGCGGGCGAGAATCTAGTTTTAGGTTTTCACCCGCTTTTTTTGTGCCTCAAAAATATGGCAATAAAATCCAAGAAACACGACAACGCAATGGGCACAGATCTTTTTACAGAGGTCAATGCTCATTATGTGATGGCGAAAGAAGACCTTGATGTGCGCCGTGTTGACTTCGACAAAAAAGATGTACTGTTCCGATCACATATAGATGAGTCCGCTTGGCCCTACAACGCCACTATCTTCGATCCACGTGTGTTCACTGCCCTCTACGAAAAGACTGCCCGCACTTTCGCTAATAAGCCTAAGGGGCGCGTTGTTCCCCGAGAGGGCGGTGATGTTCTAAAGGCCAAGATTGTCAATGAACTCCTATCGTTCCAATGGGATGAAAATGAACGTGTAGATGCCCAGCCAATGCTCGCCAAATGGGCTTTAATGGACTTAAACGCTCGTAAGTATGGTGCGTCATTTGGTATTGTGAAGTGGCACTACGAATGTAGGAAGTCAGAGGATGGGAAAACAGTATTCTATGACGGACCACAGTTTATTCCCCTTCCAAATCGTGACTGCCTCGCTAATCCTTCATACTCAACGGTGAAAAATTGGTTTCAACACAGAGAGTATCTTACTTTAAATGAGCTCATTATGACCAATGACGCTTCTAGAACAAAGCCCGTATATGAAAACCTCGATATATTGAGGAGTTCTATGCACGAAGAGAGCAAGTCTGTCGGTGGTGATTCTCGTGAATCTAACTACAATGTAAAGAACAAGTCAATCAAAGGCCTACAAGACTACCTAGGCCGGGATGAATATTTTAAGATAATTGAGGTTGTCACTGAATATAGAGAAGATAGATGGATTACCTTTGCGCCAAAGCATGGTGTTATTTTGCGAAATATACCCAACCCATATAAACATGGCCAAATTCCCGTTGTTCAGCTCAAGTACTACCCAATTGATGACGATCTCTATGGCTTGTCTGAAATTGAACCTATCGAAAAGCTACAGAAGGCAGTCAATGCCTTGCTTTGTCAATATGTTGATGCAGTAAATATGAGCTCATACAATATCTTGAAGGTTCGAGCAACGGGTGGAGTCGTACAAATGCACACATTGGAGTTTGGACCAGGGAAATTGTGGCTTATGCAAGATCCCGCAACAGATGTCATTACGCACGACTCTGCACCTCAGGGTGTACGGGAGTTCCCTATGACCTACAGACTGCTTATAGGGGCATTACAGGAGGGATTAGGAGAAGCTTCACAGGGTATTTCGTCATTAAACCCTGGGGCAAACGGAACAACAGCAACGGAAATTAGAGATACCGCCGCGTCGCGGTCAGCTCGTGACAACTTTAGCCAGATCTTTCTTGAGGAAGCTATGAAAAAGCAAATGGGTTTTTGGCATGTTATGAATCAGCAGTTTTTATTCTCTGATCCAAAAGAAACGATCAAAATAATAAATATTGTCGGGAAAGAGGCAATAAAGTATTTTAAAAAGGTCGGACTTGATATAAATACCCTCAGCGAAGATTCTCAAAATCTACTTACAGACGAGGCATTCGATGGTATTGACACAAATTTCGAAGACTTTAAGACACCCCTTTACCCCGTAGAGACTGAAGATGGTGTGGTCCCCAAGATGGAAATGGCTGATGATGGTACGATGGCAAAGATTTACTTGGAGGCAAGTGATCTTGATGGGATGTATGACTATATCCCAGATATTGACTCAATGCGGTTGCCTGATAAAGCGCAAGAGATATCAGCTCTTAAAGAAGCAATAGCTCTTTCACTTAATCCGACAACACAGGCTCTTCTTGCACAGGAGCAGACGAAGTTGAAGATACAAGACTTGCTCGAGGACTACTACGAGAGACTCGGTGTCCATGACGCAAGTAAGTACTTTGAGAAATTAGAAGTTCAACCAATGCAAAATGACCAACAACCTATTGAACAAGCAGGAGCAGGAGGCCTTGAAGGCCAGTTCGGCGGTATGGGCAATGTCCAACCACAAGGGATGGAAGGAGCAGATGCGTCCCTTCTTGGAGGCCAAGCTCAATCAATCATTTCCTGATCCAGCGCAGTTTACAAACGATGAAGACTTCCTCTACGCCGCTAAGACATCAGCTGTGTTTAAGAAAGTGATCGCTGAAATACTGCAGTGGGTTGAGGCAAATGCCAATCAAGCACAGTTTCTTGAGAGGAAATCTAAGGGTGAACTTGAGAATAAGTTTTCAATCGGGAGTTAATAATTAATTTATAAAGGATATGTCAGTACGAGTAAAAAATCACAATGCAGTTACCAATGTTGTCACCGAACCAGTTGTTATTGACTCAACGCGAGAGCAGAGAGAAACAACTGTTGATGGATATACATTCCATTGGGGACCTAATGAGGTGAGAAACTTCCTTGATGATGGGGTCGGTCTTGCGCACGCAGGCTTCAGCTCTCATCCAGGAGCCAATCCACAGTTGAGTATTAGACCATTTGGAAGCTCTAGATCATAATATGGATCAAGCAACGGATAAACAAAATGAGGTAGTTGGGGATGATCATGTGCATTCCCCCAAATTGAGGACATGTATTGAGCATACGTTCGAGCATGTTGCCTCAATGCAGGCAGAATGTAGAAAATGTGGTGTCGGATTCAATCTGACACCTGGGATGGATGTGCGCAACGGACATATATATAACGAGCAGGGTCTTGTGATCTGATTGAGAAATCAGCTTACAAAGCTGACGTTATAAGCCAAACGTGGTATGCGGTCACGTAAAAACTCGCAGAAATATATGGCAGACGATAACCAGGCAAAATTAAACTCTGATACGACAGAACAGAGCGCGCCAATGCCTAGCGCAGAACAATCAGTCGGATCTGATATAAGTGCTTCTGTAAGCGTTCCCCAAGGGGAAGTAGGTACAGGAGAAAACAGTACAGATCTTCCCGATGATGCGAAAGAACGCACCAAAAGGGAATTTGAAAAGTTACAGCAACAGCTCCGTGAGGAGCGTGCACGACGAGAATACGCTGAGCAAGTGTATCAGTCTATGCAACCTAAGAAGCAGGAAGAAACTCCCGCGCCGTTATATGACCCTGAAACAGGTCTTATTGACCCAGATCAGTTGACTGATCTACAACGTCAAACAATTGAGGCGAATCGGAGAGCAGAACAAGCGGAAAAGGCTGTACAGGACTACTTGAAGTCTCAAGAAGAACAAGCAGTATATGCTGTTTATCCTGAGCTTAACCCACAAGCAGAAACGCATAGTAGGGAATTTCACGTAGAGACTCGTCGTATCATGCTTGATTCAATGGTGAACCCAGAAGACTACGGAGGAAATCAGTTGTCTTTTAAACAGGCGGCCGACCTTGCGAAGAATAAATTAGTGGATCCAGATCAAGCACGAAAATTAGGCGCCCAACAGGCACTCGAAGCATTAGAGACTAAAGAGCAGGCATCTTTGGGAGCTACGGGGACGTCAGGCAGATTACGCGACCTTGAGAGTCAAGACTTGCAATCATTGCAGGTACGGACACGAACAGGGGATAAACAAGCGATAATTGAACGCGTTAGACGTTTAAACAGCCAATGATCTTGAGAAGTCAACTCAAGAGGTTATAAACAGACATAATAAGCTAACATGGCATACGGACTACAAACATACCAAGATTCAAGCCGAAGAGAAGATCTTTTGGACATCATTTCTGATGTTTCACCAGATGATAATCCTCTCAGCACGATGTTTGGTACAACCACAGCAAGTCAGACACTTCATGAATGGGTTGAGGATTACCTCTCACGTCCATCTAGTGTCGCTGCAGACATTGAAGGGGCAGCAGCCTCTTATAGTGATCTGACACAGCCAGCACGACGCAACAACGTCACACAGGTTATTTCAACCACATACCGAGTATCTGGTACCGAAAGAGCTGTTGATGTTGCAGGCATGAGTGATCCTTTCGAATATCAAGCTGATAAGGCTTTGAGAGATTGGAAGAATAAGCTCGAATATGCTCTCGTAAGAGGCTCTCGTGCTTCTGGTGACTCTGGAGTCGCTCGCCAAATGGCAGGTATTCAAAACACCGTTACATCTCACTACACAGCTCGACTTTCTGGTACTTCACTTAGTGAAACAGAATTTAATGACATGGTATTTGATGTTGCTAACGATGTGGGATCAGGAGATGTGTTTGATACGGTTATCACAACCCTTCGACTTCGACAGAAGATTTCAACCTTTACGGCTGGATCTACTCGTTATGTCGATGCTTCAGACAAGCGATTGACCCGACCTGTCATGGTGTATGAATCAGACTTTGGTGTTCACAAAATCTTTGGTCACAAAGATGTGAGCTCCTCAGCTGCTACACCTGGCCCATACGTTCTCGGATTGAAAGAGGATACATGGAAAATCGCCTATCTACGAAAGCCTGAGCGTATCCTTCTTGCAAAAGATGGTGACCGTGATAATGGAATGATCGTTGGAGAAGCAACCCTTGAATACCGCTCTGAGCGTGCCAACGCCGCTCGATCGGGATACAATCAGACGGGATAGTCTGAACGGTATATGGGGGATGGCTCTTTCATCCCCCAACTACCACAATAAATATGACTGTGTTCTATGACCAATTTGGTCGAAAAAGAAAATTAGAGCATCTCCAAGCCGTAGAAAGGTTGGAGACGTTAAAACGAAAAAGCGGATCTAATCCGTGGCCAGTTATTGAAGAGTGTTTTAATATCTGGAAATCAACAAATCCCAAGCATTGGGATGCACATCTTGTGGACGTGTACGACCTAAGAGAGAGTCGTAAAGACAAGAAGTTCGGCTCCACAACCGACCCAGTCACAGGCGGTGTATTGCGATATACTCTTGACATTCCTGAGAAAGTCATGTATATGATTCGTATGTTATATTCAGTTGAAGAACTTCCCATGAACCGTGAGTTCTTCCTTGAATTTGGTAGACGATTCCCTAATCTAAAGGTAGCTGAGAAACTTTAAATATGAGCAATAAAACGATAGCAGTATCATTACAAATTGCAGAAAAGCTATGACAAATCCTAAGGTTGCGCTTGCAATGATCTGTGGCTGTTCAGATGGGGAAGATAAAATCCTTGACCGCGCACTTACATCTATTGCAAAACACGTTGACGGTGTCTTTATTACTCTTACCCGCCCCAAGAATGAGGCTAAACTGTGCGCTGATATTGCCAAGAAGCATGGTGCACATGTCTTCTACGGGGAATATAGACAGGAAGTAACTCAAAAGCAGGTTGATTGGCTTACAGAGTTCCTCGGCTATGAGCCACATTCAAAAGTGGGCGATACATTTTTTAGATTTGACAATGCACGCAATGCAAGTTTTGCAAATGTTCCCCAAGAGTATGATTGGATCATGTGGTTGGATACAGACGATGTTGTATTAGGTGCAGATAACATAAAAGATATAGCATGTCTCGGATCAAAAGATGGTGTTGAGGCGTTTTATTTTAACTACTTATATCAGGTTGAAACCGATGAGGTGGGGAGAATTAAGCATATACTCATCAAACACCTTAGAGAGCGTTTGGTACGCAATACGGGTGTGTATAAGTGGGTAGCACCTATTCACGAAACACTTATTGAGCAAAAAGCCACAACAAAAGTCGATTCATATCTAACCGAGGTCGTCCATTTGGCGACAGATAAAGATAGAGTAACATCAATGATGCGCAATTTAACAAATCTTGAGTTTTCTATTTACGATACAGAGGGCAAAGACCCCCGACCAATTTACTATCTTGCCAAAATATACGTCGATTTTAATACGACAGAAGCAAATGAAAAGGGGCGACAACTCATCATGAAGTACCTTACTGGTGAAAATCAATCTGGGTGGCCTGATGAACGAGCCCAAGCATGGGAATACATGGCTGAGCTGTATAGGCGAGATGGACAGTATAACAATGCTGTAAAAGCCTGTATGAATGGGTTGATTGAGGTGCCAGACATCTCAACACTATACATGATGCTTGCTCTTATTGAAACCAATCGTAACGATTGGGAAAAATCCTTATTTTGGCTGAAGATGAGCACGGGTGTACCAGAGAAGAAGACAACGCTTGTAAGCAACCCAAAGGATGTTGAGACAAAAACCCTTGAAATACTATTTAATGCCAGTCTTAATACAAATAAACTAGACAATGCATGGGTTGCAATCAATAAGCTCAAGGAGCTTCACGATAATAACCCCTCTATAGAAGAGAGTTATAACTTTGTTGCCCGACTAAGAAAGGAAAGAGATTTAACTAAGAACATGATGGAGATTGCTGATTTTCTTAAGCAATCTGGGGAATACCCCAAGATCAAGGCTTTGCTCGCTTCTGCTCCTCAGCTAGTACAAAACAACCCCTTTTATCACACACTCTATCAACAGAACAATCCGCCCCGTGCGTGGGAAAATGATGAGATCGCTATATATTGCGGAATGGGTTTTACACCGTGGGGACCTAGCTATATGCGCAACCCCCAAGGAACGTTCATGGGGGGCTCTGAGGAGGCCGTGGTGAAGGTTTGTGAGGCATTGGCTACTAGGGGGTGGAAAGTGACCGTCTATAACGATTGCGGGGCTGATGAGGGGGAACACAATGGTGTGACCTACAAGCCGTATTACGCCTTTAACAGGATGGATAATTTTAATATTCTTATCGCGTGGAGGGATATTAGATTCTTTGATACCAAGTTCTCAGCAAAGAAAACGTACTTGTGGAATCATGATATACAAAATCCCCTTGACTACACGCCAGAAAGGGTAGACAATATCACGAAAGCCATGTTCCTATCGCAATGGCACAGGGAGAATGTACCGGGATTAAGTGATGAAAAAGTTTTCTTAACAACTAACGGAATATGAGAAACCCACACAAGATTATCTATACCTCAAGTTATGACCGCGGGCTTCAACACCTCCTTGAACTTTGGCCAAAGGTGAAAGAAGCTGTTCCCGATGCCGAACTCCACGTCTTTTATGGTTGGCAATTGTTTGAAAAGTTCTACAAAGACAACGCCTCCTCTATGGCATGGATGAAGCGCATGCAAGAGATGATGACTCAAGATGGCATTACAGATCACGGAAGGGTTACACAGGAGGAGCTCGCAGAGTTTACTAAGACCTGTGGCATTTGGGCATATCCTACTCATTTCGGGGAAATTAGCTGTATATCTGCTATGAAAGCCCAAGCGTATGGATGCGAGCCTGTAATAGTCAATTACGCGGCGCTTAAAGAAACAGTCCAGTTCGGGCGTAAGGTTGAGGGAGACATATACGACGATGAAACGAAAGAGGAGTTTACGAAACAGCTCATAGATGCTCTTAAGAGTCCCATGAGCGACGATGACCGCCAGAAGATGATGGATTGGGCAAATAAAGAATATAGTTGGTTACACGTTGCGGGCCGATGGGACGCAGAATTTAAAGCATGACAGTTGAGGCAACAGTCCCACTCAGGCTTTATACCCAGCTTGGGGCGTGGCTACAGTCCGATGATAACTGGACTCTTTACAATATCCCAGATTCTCGGCAGAATGATGAACGTGCTATCTGCATGAAGCATAAGAGGCTAGATGAGGAGTTTATTATAAGACCAGATAAATAATTATGACAGACACAAAATGCCCGTTCTGCGGGTCAGAAAAACTTTTTATACCAACAGGAACTATCTCCCTCAAGAGATCGGGTAAGTTTGAACCAGATACAACTACCTGCTGTAAGGCACAAGCAAAGAATATACAGTTCAAAAGTAAAAGGTACGGGAATAAAGGTCCTGACCTTAAAGACATTGCTGAAATATGACCGCCAGAGAAATTTACGATCTCGGTATGAGAAGGCTCAAGACTTTCAACCTTGAACCACTCTTGCCAGCACTACGCGCCTGTAATTCGGGGGCGCTTGAAGATGTGCGGAACATTAACGGGTGTGCTAACTATCAGTGGATATGTGGTGTTGTAGACGAGCTAAAGCCTAAACAAGTGATCGAGCTGGGGGGTGCTATGGGAGTATGGAGCTTGTGCGTCCTGCACACGCTACCCAAAGACTCAAGGCTATACAGCATAACATTGCCCGAGGGGGGCTTGGAGCTCTCGTACATTGTGGATAAATACCCCAACTTTACAGGCATTATAGGAAGCGACCTTGATATGGAGAACTGGGATGGTGTGGACCTGCACAAGACTGATATCTGGTACTTCGATGCACTCCATACAGAAGATCATCTGCGCAAGGAGCTAGACCTCTACTCCCCATTCTTTAAGAAAGACTGTCTCATTATCTTTGATGATGTACGTTCATTCGGGCTCTATCCCGTATGGACTGATGTCATCAGTGGTAAATACGGAGAGATGACAACGTATGAGGCGACTGATCCATTACATTTTACAGGCTACGGCTTGAGTACAAAACTATGACCAATGACAAAATGCAAGCACTAAACGACAAATATTTTAATGCCGAGGGATATAGATTTCCTGAACACTTTGAGCACAGAGTTGATCCAGACTCAAGCGCTTGTCTCTATTCACTCATACGCGAATACAAGCCTAAAAGTGTGCTCGGTATTGGTACATGGAGGGGTGGGTCAACCTGTGTTATGATAAGCGCACTTAAGAAGAACGGTGGAGATTTCCGCTATGTAGCATCCGAGCTCATGGATGATCTTCGAGCTGAAACAGAGAAGAATTGCATGGAAGTAAACGGAATGGCTCCAGAAATGGTTGGAGATATTATGGAAAGCCTCGATCTTATACCTGAAGAGATAGACTTTCTCTATCACGATACAAACCATGACTTTGAAACAACAAAATGGATACTTGATAATATTCTCCCCCGCGTGAAGAAGGGATGTCTTATCGCCTTCCATGATTGGGCTGTGGAAGAGATTGATGGCAAATGGGTAGCTAAAGATGGCGCATGGCCTGAAACACTTGAGATGATTAAGAGACATGAAAACGGAACACTTCCAATGGAGAAGGTGTACTGGAATTACAAAAACCCAGGCGACTGGGAGCTTGGCGTGTTCACGAAAATATGAGCAAAGTAATTGTTACGGGTTCGTTGGGGTTCATAGGGTCGCATCTATGCAATCTTCTCATTGACGAAGGTCATACGGTCGTTGGCATTGACGACCTCTCCGGTGGCTCATCAGATAATGGTGGCAGATGTGAGCATATTATCGCCGACTGCCGAGATGAGGAGCGGATGGATCAGATTTTTAGGCGAGAACGTCCACAGATTGTCTATCACCTTGCCGCCAACGCAGCCGAGGGCAAATCAATCTATTCTCCTATTGATATCACCTCACGCAACTACGACGCCTTTATCAAGGTACTCACCCCGTTTATCAAGTATGGAGGTAAACGCTTTGTCTTCACTTCATCCATTGCCGTGTACGGAGAACAACAGACACCATTTAAAGAGGACGCCACTCCGGACCCTGAAGATTTATACGGCATATCCAAGCTCGCTATAGAGCAATCATTGAAAATTATGAGCAAGGTACACGGATTTGAGTACGTTATAGCTCGTCCCCACAACGTTTATGGGCCTGCGCAGAACATGCGAGATCCCTACAGGAACGTTGTTACTATCTGGATGAACAAGGCTCTCCGAGATGAGCCGATCACTATTTATGGAGATGGCTCGATGAAAAGATGCTTCTCATATATAGATGACGTTATAGACCCCCTATACGAATGTGGTATTGCTGATATAGCAGGCATGACGTTTAACATAGGTTCAGACCTTGCATATCGTATAGACGAACTAGCAGATGCCATAGATGAGTGCCATTCAATCAATCGGGAGTATCTCCCCAAGAGGGAACAAGAGGTGCAGGATGCTATATCAGACCACTCACTTCTGCGAAAACACCTGGGATATCACGAAACCCCACTTAAAGACGGTATTGCTGTAACGTGGGAATGGGCGCAGAAGATGGGGGCACAAGAGCCCATATATACACCGATTGAAATTATGAGTTCATCGCTACCAGCTAACTGGATAAAATGAAGATCTGCTTTCTTTGGAACTTTAATAAGGCCCCAGAAATATACGACAACTGGCGTGATGGCTTACGTGGTGCTATTGAGCATATCGGCAAGACACATGATGTCGATATCTATCTAGGAGAAGACTGCATGGACCTTGACGAGGGGTATGATGTACTCCTCTTCTGGACCGATACTACAGACCCCATAATCGCTCACCATAGGGGCTACAAGGCCCGTAAAGGACTTTTCCTTACTACAGACCCACACGATATAGAAAACATCAGACATTTCGATGTGGTGTTCTGTGAATCAGATCCTGTGTATGATGCCGTAAGACGAGCAGGCGTACATGCTGTAAAGGCGTTTGGTACTGATACAGACTTCTACAAACCGGCAGTGTTTGACGAGGTGGCTAATATACGAGATATTGAATACTTCTACCCTGCGACGTTCAGCCCGTGGAAGCTACAAGGAGACATTGCATACCTTGGGGATAAGCTTTGGTGTGTTGGAACAGTCCAGCCTGATGGGCAGGCACATCATGACGAGTGTGTAAAGAACGGGTGTCATGTGGCTGTTGGATATTTTAAGGCGGAGTACATTCTCGAACTCTATCAAAGGACGCAGAAAATGATTATACCAGCGGTCCACGGAAGCGAAAGGACTGTCCTGGAAGCTATGGCATGTGATATAGTACCGGAAGTAACAAACCCAGCGAATGTCAGAACACGATCATATATAGAGGAATACAAAAAAAGCGGGTTATCCCCCCGAGAGTTTGTTGTTAAAAATTACTCACATACAAAATATGGGGACACAATTATCAAGGCCTTCAATTGATGTTGTCATGCCGTGCCATATTATGCGCGATCAACACATCGAGCTCACCAAGGCGACGATTGCATCCTTAGGCGACAATATAAATCTCATTATTATTGACGATTGCTCGCCTGTTGGGGGTGGGTATCTCCGAAGCGTTGCTGATATCTATGTTCGAAACAAAACTAACCTCGGCTATGCATCTTCAGTTAATCGTGGACTGCGCCTATCAACCTCCAAGCAGATAGCCATTTCAAACAACGATATACGCATATCTCCTAACTGGAGGGATGTGACCGACGAAGTATTTGCGTCTGACCCCCTTATTTACTCATGCCATTTCAGGATGACTGACTATGATGTGCCGTTTGAGTATGGGGATAAGATTATAACGAGTGGTAAGGAGAGATGGTGCCACGCCTCATTCTTTGTCATAAATAGATCAAACGCTTTATTTGAATATGACGAGACATACTTCAATACCTACGACGATTGGGACTACTTTCAGACTATCAGGACAGCCCAATTCAAACAGGCATATACAGACAAAGCACAGTTTCAGCATGTTCACAGCGCAACAATTCCCCACATGGTAAAGCATAACGAAAGGAATAAAAATAATTGGGATTACTTCAAAGACAAATGGGGCGCGAGTGCAGAAGAACTATTTGCCAAACAGTTCCCCGATCAAATGCTTATTAGTTACCCTGATGGGTTTAAGTTATGATTACACTTTGTAGGTCATGTAAATCCTCCCTACTTGCTCCAATCTTATCTTTAGGCGATCAGTATTTGAGCGACTTTAGGAGCGACAACAAAAAGCCCCCCCAATATCCAATCGATGTCGTTATGTGCAAAGCATGTTCGCTTCTACAATTACGAGAAACTACCCCCCCATCAGATATGTATCATGACCGATACGGATACTATTCAGGGGTCAATCAGACAATGAGAGACCATCATAAAGGAATAGTTGATGGAGTCATGAAGGCGATCAAGCTCGAGAAGGGAGATGTCGTGGTCGATATTGGAAGCAACGATGGAACTCTACTGAAAAATTATCCTACCAACCTTGTTCGTGTCGGATTTGACCCCGTCTCAAAGTTTGCATCTTGCTACGGTGGAACAAATATCACTTTTGTAAATGACTACTTTAACAAAGATGCATATCCGCTTACAAAGAAAGCTAAGGTTATAACAGCCATATCAATGTTCTATGACCTTGAAGAGCCAAATACGTTTGTGCACGACCTGTGTGAGATGCTTGAAGAAAATGGGCTTATTGTTATTCAGCAGAACTATCTCGCAGAGATGCTTCGTCAAAATGCTGTTGACAACATATGCCACGAACACCTTGAATTCTACTCACTAAAAAGTATGCAAGCTCTACTCAAAAGACATGGACTCGTTATTGTTGACGTCGAAGTGAATGACCTCAATGGTGGTAGCTTTAGAACATATATCGGAAAAGATCATGGGCAATCAGCATCAGATAGGGTCCGAAGCATGCTAGAACGGGAAGAGGCTGAGGAGCTTGACAACGAGCAGACATATCACTCGTTTGCCAATAGGATCGCATCTATAAAAAATGAACTGAACACGTTCATAGCGGGCGTAAAGGCAAAGGGGAAAAGTGTGTATGTATATGGTGCGTCAACTAGGGGTAATACACTTCTGCAATATTGTGGTCTTGATGCGACCCAAATCACCGCGGCGGTTGAACGCAACCCCGAGAAATGGGGTAAAAAGATAGCGTCGTCTGGTATACCGATTATATCTGAAGAGCAAGCAAGGGCAGAAAAACCCGACTATTTTCTTATCCTCCCTTGGTTTTTCAAAGATGAGTTTATCAAGAGGGAAAAAAAATACCTTGATAATGGGGGCCACCTGATATTCCCCTTGCCAACAGTTGAGATCATATGAAAATTTCAGTTATTACTCCAAGTTTGCGTCCAGAACTAATTGGGATTGTGGCAAAGTGCCTGAAGAGGCAGACACTTAAAGATTTTGAATGGCTCATTGGAACACCCGCAGATTGTATGGACGATATGCGCGAAGCTTTATTACCCTACGACCAAAAGCATAAATTCGTTGCGGATCCCCCCAAGCGAGAAGGGGATTACTACAGTTTGAATAAATGTTGGAATGAGCTCATCCGCGTCTGTGAGGGGGAACTTGTTGTCAATATCGTTGATGGTTTATGGTTTGAACCCAGCCTACTTGAAAGATTATGGCATCACTATGAAGCAAACCCTGGTGCATGTATATCATGTGTTGGGGATCAATTCTCCCAATTGGAGCTTGGAAAACCTGAGGGTAGAGTATGGCGAGACCCAAGGCGGAGAATGGACTTCGGCTCATTTTATGAGGTTGGAGAAATGGAGATGGAGATGTGTATTGCATCAGCACCACGGCAAGCATTTATTGATGTTGGCGGATTTGAGGAGGAATTTGACAGGGGCGCGGCTGTTTCAGAGAAGGAGCTTATGGCTCGTATATATAAAGCGGGATATAAGCTATATATAGACCAAACACTTGAGTATAGAGCAATTATCCACCCACGACTATCTAATGAGTGGGACAAGAGATACCACGTAGCGTGCGACATGTGGGGAACATATCACCCTCTCATTGAATCTGGAAAGAGGCTAAGGCTTGACTACGTTAAAGAGAAGGTGCATAATAGTGCATATTAGGTAGTGGGCTGAGAAAGCCAATACCCGACACGTTGAACGCGGAGTCGGGTTTTTTTATATGCTAAATCAAGAGGATCCCAAGACAGACAGAGTTCCGTTTAAAGAGGATACGCAACCTGTTGAGGAGAAATCGGAGCAGACACCAGAACCAGAAAAGATTTTTGAGAAGGCCACGTCTTATATGGACAACATGGACTATCACAAAGTCGCTGAATTCTTTGACATAGCATATGAAGATAGGAGGGATACGAGTCTTTTTGAAAAGCTCGGATTAATCCAAGAGTGGGCCATGACGAAATCCAAGTCATCAGATATTATTGATGCACTGTCCCAAGTAAACGAACTTAAAAAAAGACTTGGCTTACAGATGAAGGGGAGGGATCTTGTCACAAGATTACATAGGTATCTGCGCCTAAGCATGGATCGTGAGAGACTTGAAAAGGAAATGAAATTGATTGCATCATAACTATGACATACAAGAAAACGGGCGAAGCACTTCGAGATGAGCATGCCGTTGTTGGTGGAATTGCTTTGAAGAAGGTAGCGGTATTTGATAATGCGGGAAACCAAATAACAAACTTCGGCGGATCGGCAGGAGCGACAGTATCTATAGGGAGCTCTGCAACAATCTTTGCAGTAGTCAATACCGCGGCCGCGGGTCAGGCATCTGTTGTTCTTGATACGGGATCTCGCTTTATTGGACTTGCCACAGTGAACATAGGATCATCAAATGCCACTCTTTTTGCTGTGGTAAATACTGGCGCCGTAGGTCAAGCATCTATAGTTCTAGACAGTGGAGCCAATTATTTTGGACTTGCAACTGTTGATATAGGCACAAACAATGCGGTTGCTTTGAGGGGAAATGTGACAATTAGTGATAGTAAGGGGTTTATTGGGTTGACCACTGTTGTTCAGGCGTCTACTGCCCGCACGATAACGGGCAATCTCACACTGTCTGATCCCAAAACATATATCGGTTTAACCACCACAACCCTAGGTGCAAGCCCAGCATATATTGGGCTTGCCTCAGTTAATATTGGGGGTACGCTCCCCCCACTTTCTACCGGGGCCAATTTTATAGGTATAGCAACGGTGGTCCAGTCTTCAACTGCTCGTACAATAACAGGCAACATCACCCTGTCTAATTCAAAAGGTTTTATAGGACTTGCTACAACCGTGACTGGGGCGGGAGATAGATTCATTGGTCTTGTTACTGCGGTAACGAGAAATGCAGGCACAAACAAAACGCTAATTGGAATCCCTGTCGCTCTATCTACCGCAAGCCAAGCAACTATTGCAGTCCCAGCAACTAACCTTTCAATTTACGTCACAAGTGTATTACTTAATTCCGATGCTACGGTTCGCATGAGTATCAAATCTGGCGTGACCTATTTAACAGGAAATGCCTCCATAGGGATTACACTTAATCCTGGTGGGGGATGGGTCGAGACCGGCTCGCCCGATGCTCCAGTGTATATTTCTACACCATCAGCAAGCATCAATCTCGAAAAGTTCGATATGACGGGAACTAAAGCAAATGTGGGCGGGAAGTTGGTATACTTTACAGAGTAATGAGAACCCTAATTGGCATTTTGGCATTTATACTCCTCATCCCCCTTTTATTTGTTACAGCGTATTCGATACAATCTATGGAAGCTGAAGCGCTGAATTTATGACATGGCAATATCAATTACGGGTTTGACACAAGGACAAGACGGGGTAGACGACGCTGATTCAGCGGTTGCCTCTGCAACCTATACGGCAGGCCGGCTATATCTCTTATCTCTGTGCTCACGGGCGGATGCTGTACAACCAACTATATCTTCGATAGGATCTCCAACAGGTAGTGGTATAACGTGGACCATTATCGGGACTGCTAATGATTTTGATGCATCGGGTTCACGGCGCACAATGTTTCTATATAGAGGCATGCCGACATCGACTGTATCAAGTGGCTTCACAATAACGTGGGGGGGGACACAAACTGCAAAAACATGGTGTGTGGATGAGGTGACCGGAATGGATACAAGCGGGACTCAAGGATCAGGAGCCATTGTTCAACAGGTCCCCGGCGCTGGGGCCTCAGTTACATCTCTTTCTATTACATTGGCCGCCTTCGGAAGTGCACAAAATGCGACCTATGGTGCGTTTGGAAATGCAGGAGAAGGTGCGTTAACCGCAGGGGCGGGATTTACTCGCATTGGTAATCAACAATTAACGGGAGAGGCTGGATTGGCGACTGAATATCTCATTGGTAATGATACCAGCGTAGATATGAGCAATGGCACAATGGATATCGGGGGAATTGCTATTGAGATAAAGGCAGACGTGGCTGTGGTGACTAGAACGACAGGCTTTATGACCACGAACACGGGTTTTTGGGGAGCTTGACAAGGATATCTACATGTGACATACTTTACGTAACATAGAGTTTGACGCTTTAAAGGCGCACCGCTCGCTTGAAGCCCACTAGGGTTGATGGCGGGCTTTTTTAGTTTATGGCCATAGATACACTTTCTAACGAAGCGCGAGTCGTAAAGGTTGCGAAATCAACGACGCAGGTCTTTAAAAGACTTTCGGACCAGCTTGTACATAAGCTGGGGACAAATAGGCGCTCAGAGATAACGGGCAAGATAGGCCGTAAGGGAAGCCCATTTGAGAAGACACTCAATGATTATTTAAATTCTTTATAAAGGAGGTGAGAAAGATATGGCACAAGTAAGAAATATAGATGCAGAATCAGGGGCAAACATGATTGGTGACGATGTATCTCCAACCCTTTCATTCTCAAACACAACAGGCCCAGCTTTGGAAGTTGTGGGAGCTACGGCCGGAAACGCAACGCTTTCAGGACTCAAGCTTACACAATCCATTGCGTCAGGCGCAGTTATGGCGCTGGGAGGTAAGTCGTTTGTATCAGCAGTCTCTATTGTCTTCGCCGCCTCGGCAAACTGGGCAGGAATGGGAGCAATTAGAATTGTGAAAACAGATGGAACATTTGGATGGATTCCAGTATTACCTAATGCAGTTGTCACCGCGGTTGCCGTTGAGTAGTGTTCTCAGCCTACCTCATATCTATGGGGTAGTTGTGAGATTATTATGAGACTAACATGCGATGAAATACAATCAAGAGTCGCGGCCGTAGTTGACCTCGATGAAAACACAAGTAACCTCGATACTGAGGATGAGTCCTTGCGTCGAAAATACATGGAAATGGGCCAAAAGCAATGGGCTGAATCCTATGACTGGCGACAGCTCTATACCGAATACAACATGCTTATTTCCACATCTACTGGGAATGCTTCCATTGTTATGCCGAATGACTTTAGGAAACTTGCTGGCTTTGTAAAAATATCTGGCACGGGTTTGGCAGATGATAAATTTTCGGATACCCGCCCAACTGAACAGAATCAATATAACGAGAATGATAAAAGAGTCACCGTAATGGGCTCTCCGTATGGGGGGTATGTTCTACGCGTGTACGGAGCATCTCTTACAAGTGGTGCATCCGTACAAGTCCCATATTATAGATCTCCTGTATCTCTGGCCACATCATCATCAATCCCAGATGTCCCCAATCCGGACTACCTTGTACAGAGAACAATTGCTTATGTATGGGAAGCGCGCGGAGATGAAAGATTTCCTCTAGCTAAATCTGAGGCGGAGACAATGCTTGCAAATATGATTGAGTATGAAAGCACTTATGGTCGCGGGGCAGATTGGGACCATGTTAAAACAGTTGAACAGACCCGAAATAACTTCCGTATCGGAAGAGACTAAATGATATGGCTGTTTTTAACAAAAGAAAACCATCATATAAATCATCTAGGGATGTCGCGGCTAATTGGGAAACATTCCGCAAGGGGTTAAACATTCTTCTTCAAGATACCGAGATCGGTGCTGATGAGCTATCGGAGGCAGATAACATTGTACTTGTCGGTAAGGGCGTCCCGACAAAGAGATGGGGAACACAGCTTTATTTTCAGGCGGGTCTTGCTACGGGATCTGTACGCGGACTAGGAGGGTTCAATCAATCCGACGGGACCGTTGAACTACTTGCTCTTTCAGACGCAGGATATTTAACAAAGAAAAGTGGAGGAAGTTACGCTCAAATAACTGGCTACTCATGGGCATCGGGGAATGATGTGTATATGTCACAACTCGATAACAAGATGTATATCGTAGATGGGCATAAACCACTCTCGCGCTACTCGAATCCAACACTCGTAGGATTCCCCACAATTGCCCAACCCATCATCCAGGGGGCTTCTAACTTATCAAACGCTACGGGTACAACCGTAAAATCCTATAGAGTAAGCGCGGTCTCCAACGTTGGGGAAACCTTAGCATCTACACCATTTCAGCTCACCAACCAGCCAGATAACTTAGGTGGAGCATTTGGTGGAACTATTCGTTTGCAATGGACTGGAGTATCCGCGGCGTCTGGGATATTGCAAGGTTATAACATCTACGGGCGAGTAGGTGGTAACGAAAGATTTCTGTCTTTTACGCCAGGAACGTCTACTGTATTTATTGATGATGGGGCATCAATCCCAAAGGAATTTACATTCCCACCCACAGCAGACTCGACAGGCGGTCCAATAGCAAAATATGTAACACGCTTTCAAGACAGGTTAGTATTTGGGGGACTAAACGGCGAACCTTCAAAAGTTCTTATTTCGGGACGTGTACCCAATCAAGAGAAGTTTGATCTTGCAAGTGGCGGGAATTATATCAAAATTGAACCAGACGCGGGAGATAATATTACGCAGGTTGTAAACTTCAGAGATAGAATCATAGTCTTTAAAGAAAGCTCCATATGGCAACTAAAACTTGGTACACAACAGATCGGTAATTTTTTTGTTACCCTGCCGACTGCTGAGCTTATAACGGGTTCGCAAGGGGCAATTGCTCCACGATCTATTGTCCCAGTTGATAATGACATCTTCTATCTTGATAGAAGGGGTGTTTATTCACTGGGATATCAGAATGGGTTCTCGTTTGACGTTCTTAGGACAAACGAAATCTCGGTCAAGATAAGGCCGTATTTTGAGAACCTTACAACAAGCCAGATCTCTATGGCCGTAGGTGCATATTCAAAGGGCAAATACATGCTCGCTTTCCCGGGACGCGGAGAGATGATGGTGTTTGATAAAGAACGCCTCGCGTGGACCGGACCGTGGACACTTGATGCAACAGTGTTTGAGGACTACATTGACGCATCTGACGAGCAACACGTGCTGCTTGCCCGAAATGGATCAGTTGAAGTTGATGAGTTTAGTAGTGGACTTGTTGATGATAAGGGGGTCGCGTTTTCAACGTCAGTAAAAACCAAAGCTGAGACATTTGGAGACTGGAGTCTTTTCAAAAATATTAGGGATATTTTTGTACAGTTTAGAGGTGTTTCGGGGGCCGTATCTGTCAACGTGCGCATTGAAACGCGCAAGGGAACAACCATTACAACAAAGAGCTTCAACATAACACCTTCAACATCTAATTCTGGATGGGGCGCAGACTTATGGGCAAACGCTTTATGGGGTGATAGTAACGCCATACCAAGCGGTGGGGACTCAACCCTGGCGATACGATGGCTTAATCTCAATAAGATCGCACGGCTTATTCAGTATACGGTTCAAACAACAGGACGCAACGACAATTATGAATTGGTGGGAATTATCTCAAAAGCAAAGCCCCTCTCAAGAGGACTAACACCTACCCGTTGGAAGGTCTAGAACACAACATTACTTATTAAAAATTAACATAATAAAATGGCAAACTACTTTTTAGCTCCAGCGGTAAACTTCTTGACAAAAACCTTGTCGGGTAGTCTTACTGATGTAGCAGGAACAATCACCCTAAGCAACACAACAAACATGCTTGCGCCGGGGTATATCGTTATAAACAGAGTGAATTCATCTGGGACAGCAACTCCTGACAATAGGGAGGTTGTCTACTATACAGGAATAGCTGGTTCAGATCTTACAGGGTGTACTCGTGGGGCTGACGGCTCAACTGCACGGGCACACGCAGATAATTCAATTGTGGAAACAATGCTCACTGCTGGGGCCTGGAACTCTCTTACAACGATCACATCAACCGCCATTGATTCAAATGGTCTTATTAGAGCGATCGCTTCGCCAATATCTATTGCTCGTGTTGAATCTCCATTTATAAAGTCAACACAAGTTCTTTCTTCTACAATTACCATAACGACTCATCTAAATGTTTCTGGGGCTTCAATTGTCGGGAGCTTTCCCGCATCTGATCCATTGACTGTCAGAAACGTCAGTGTCACATCAATCGCTTCCATTGCTCGTGTAGAGACCCCTCTCTTAGCGGGGTGGGATAGCTGGACAATTATATCTGATACGTGGGCGTACGCATCCGCTTCAACATTTACCATAGCAGGTGTTGATAGAACAGGGGTATATACAAAGGGAACGCGTTTAAGGTTTAAGCAAGGGGGGGCGTATAAATATGCTGTCGTAGTTGCTTCTGCTTTTTCGACAAATACCACGGTTACTATAGCAGTTAATACCGACCACACTATAGCGAACGCAGGAATTACAGATAACTACATTAGTTATGGTGCATCACCTGCTGGATACCCAACCACATTTGCTTACACTGCAACCTGGTCATGTTCAGGCTCTATGACCATCGGCGCGGGTACGGTTAACTTTACTCGATTCTCAATACTTGGTAATAAGTGTTCACTCAGCTTGAGCTATTCAGCCTTTACCCTAGGGGGGACACAGAGTACTGATATCTACGCAACACTACCTGTTAATTCATCAAGATCTGTAAGTGCATTCCAAAACGACATAAATGCAACATACATGGTTGATGGTGGAACATCTAAGGTCGGGTCTTTTGGTATAGCAGATGGTGATGCAACAAAAGCACGATTTAGAATAACAAACGAAGGAAATTGGACATTGGGTAGTACCAATAGCTATGTAGCAGGCCAGTTAACATACGAATATTAAAAATTTATTGAACGCATATGAACACATATAGAACACATTTAAACAGAGAAAGGGAGGTGAAATAATATGGCAATAGTAAACAAAAACTTTATAGGGCCACTTAAGCAGGCAGATACAAGAAATGCTGTGCGAACAGTTCCCCAAACACCGTCTTCTGTATATGGCGCAAACATGAATCGAGGATCAGTTATGGGAGCGAGTACTGGGGGGAGACAATCTGGTACTCCAAGTCCGATATCTGGTGGCCAAGACTTTTCCTCAGCACCAATGGAGGCAATGCCCCAAAATGACGGAGGTGTCAATTTTGACGCTATTATTAATCCTATTCTTGCTTCTCTTGATCAGACTGAGGCAGAAGCGCAATCTCTTTTTGGACAGCAAGAGGGGGATATTTCAGCCGGAAAAGAGACAAGCAGAAAGCGCCTAGAAACAACTCAAAACACTCAGAAGGGGCTTTTAGAATCAGGGGCAACTAGACAGAAACAAGAAGGTGAATCCGCCGCTGATGAAGCTCGAAGACAATTTGCAGAAGTCCAGCAGGGTATCCAGGGCCTATATGGTGGTACAACAGGGACGGGAGCATTTGCTACTGAATTAGCAGGGCGTGACACATTTGGAAGAATTGCAGACATTAGGCAAACAGTATCTGGAGCCCTGAAGGAAATTGATGACAAGAAAGTGCAGATTGAGGAGTTAGGGAGAATTGCTTTAGAGGATATTGACAACTCGGCGAGAGACCAGATAACACAGGCGCGCTCACAACTTAATTCGACACTTGCTACGATACGAGGGCAGAAGGGGGAACTTGCAAGCAAAAAGGCGGAAATGGCAATGAATGCAATGCAGAACTTTAAAGCACTACAGGCAGAAGTTGAAGCCCGCAACACAGCATTTAAGCAACAGCTCTATATAAATCAACAGACGGCAGCGGAGAAACTTGCTCAGGCGCAAAATAGAGCAAAGGCCGTTGCGGAGTCGTTTAAGGTCTATAACGCTAAAGACATGGCTGGCAAAATCCAACCAATTAGATATGGAAGCCAAGGAACGGTTCAAGATATCTATGGGCAACCAACAGAGTTTCAACCACAATCTCTATATGGGATTGGGGGGGCTCTCCCAGATGATAAGAAAGAAGACCCAAACGCGCTGGCGTTTTAGTATATGGCGAGACAAAATATAAAGCAAAAAGCACAGAATCTATACGCTGATGTCAAGAACTCGGCTAAGTCTTTTATGCAACCCAAAATAGTCTCGCCTGTGCCAACGTATACAAAATACATAGGGCCCGACTGGCAAACCAAAATGGGGAACGCCAAGGTTGTGGGCCTTGAGCCTTTCGCAAGGGCTCAAAGATATATAGAAAGTTCAAAGCCTGTATCTCTTCCTATGCTAAAGGCTCCCAGAACAGCTTATCCAGGACTCAATACAACCATGAAGGTTGCTACTGGTGTCGCTAATGTCGCTCCGATGTTTATTAACTCAACAATTGGAAAGGGTTTTGTAGATCCGATAGTGGATGTCACGCGCTTAGCCACAAGAACGGCACAGAAAAAGGGGATTACTCCATATGCTCAACTGAAATCTCCTATCGCCCGCGCCGGGTACAATATTTCTGGTTATAATAGAAGCGCTCAGCAAATGATTGGAAACGTTGCTGGGTCTATTGAGCCAGTCTTCAATGCCTATGGAGGCGGAAAGGTCTTTGGGTTGGGTGGCAAACTCGCTCAACAGACGGCAAAAGCAGGGCTCAAGCAGATTGCTAGACAGGGAATAACCCAAGGCGCAAAGTATGGTCTCGGTGGAGGAATACTGTCTGGCTTGTCGGAGGGGAGAGATGAGACAAGCGTATGGAAGCAACTGCTTCTTGGTGGTAAAACAGGCCTCCAGGGTGCTGTCGTGGGGGGGGCTCTAGGTGGGGCTGTATCAGGGGCGGGCTACGGGATAGGAGTGGCAAGGGGAAAGCTCACAGATTTTATAGCAACAAAGAACCAACTCGATCAGACGAAAGCACAAAAACTTGTAGATGATTTCCTGCGCGATGAAAAAGGGCGTTTTGCAAAAGGCTTTAAGCAGAATAAGCAAGAACCTGCCTATTATGGCGACATGCGCGAAGCCCTCGGTTTGCCCCGTAGCGGAGACTACCTACAATACGCCTCAGAAAACAATCCGATAGGATTGCAGGCTAAACCGATAGGTGGTACGCAAGCGCTTTTAGATACTCAAACAAAGATAGGTTCGAGCGACTCCGAGAAGTACTTAAAAGAGCTCGTCAGTAAACAGAAATTAGCAAAACAAGCAGACAATCTTGGAATTGTTGGAAAGCTCAAAAGCAAGATGGCGGGGATTAAAGCAAGCCTTGTAGATGAGCAATCTCCTATTGAGGATGCTTTGTCGGAGGCAGAAAAGAAATACAATTTTAAAGTCATGCCCAAGTATGATATTAGAGCAAATGGAATAGATCGCGTGCTCCGCTCTCGTACTTTAGCAGGACAATTTGCAACAGATAACGGACTTGTTGATGTTATACAAACCGCTCCAGATCTCGATGCTCTTAATCAATATCTTATTGCCAAACAGGCCACGGATGTAGCAGGCAAGGGTATTAAAACGGGCAGAGATATGGCTCGCGATCAAATCCTTATCCAAGATCTTGCTCCGCAATATGAACAACATGCTCAGCAGGTTAACGAGTATAGTAAGAAACTTCTTCAATATTCTGTTGACTCGGGGCTTGTGTCGCAAGATCTAGCTGAGCAACTTGTCAAAGAATACCCTCATTATGTCCCGCTTCAAAGAGTCTTTAATGAACTTGAGAAAGGCCAACTTCCTCGCGGGGTTGGAACAAAACAAGTTGCCTCACTGGGTTCACAAAGTATCGTGCAGAAGCTCAAGGGATCAGAGAGGGAGATTGCCAATCCAATTGAATCTCTTCTTATCAAAACACAGGACGCGTTTGCCCAGGGAGAGAGAAATAAGACGGCCAAAATGCTTGCAAGCTATAAAGACTTACCAGGATTTGAGACTCTTATTAGAGAAGCTCCTGAAGGTGCAAAACATACATTTTCATTCTTGGACAATGGTGTCAAACGTGTCTTTGAGACAACGCCCGAAATAGAAGCTGCGGCTAAGAGCCTTAACCAGGAGCAAATGGGTACGCTTATTAAGATAATAAACCTACCAACGAGAGGACTTCAGCTGGGTGCAACTGGCTTGAACCTACCCTTTACGGTGACAAATATTGCAAAGGACGAGATGACAGGATTTGTCAATTCAAATAAGGCCGCCTCAACGTCTATTCTCAACCCTGTCAACTTTGTAAAATCTGTATTTTCTGCAGTCAAGCACGATGATCTATATGACGAGGTTGTAAGAAACGCTGGAGCGGGGACGTCGTTTGATATATCACGTCAAGCCCCGGAGCTGACAGTCGAGGCTATTAGGGCCGGAAGGAGCAAGGGGTCGAAGGTCTTATATACAGCAACTAGTCTCGAGAGAATGCTCAGGGCTGTTGAAAATATTGTTGGGCGGGGTGAAGAAGTAGGAAGAATTAAAAACTATGCGGGCACTAAGGAGGCCCTGCTTGCCGAAGGTAGAACCATGGAAGACGCTACCATTCTTGCCTCTCAGGCAGCTCGTGAAAATACAGCTAATTTTGCTCGCAAAGGCTCATTCGGCCGTACACTAAATTATGTAATTCCCTTTTTTAATGCCGGTATTCAGGGCTCACGACAGCTTGTCCGTTCTTTTCAAAATAGACCAGCACAAACAGGAGCAAAAGTTGCAGTTGGTCTTTTTATGCCAGTTGCTGCGGCGACTGCGTGGAACTTATCCGACCCCATTCGTAAAAAGGCATATGATGACATATCACAAACTGAGAAAGAAAATAATATCCTGATTGTTCCTCCTAACCCTACAAAAGACAAACAGGGCAGGTGGAATGTTATAAAACTCCCAATTGCTCCAGGCCTATCTAATTTGACTGCTTTTGTTCGCAGACCCATGGAACAAGCCTCTGGATTGGACCCTGTCAAGTTCTCCGAAATGGCGACAAACCTAATCGCGGCAGGAACAAGTGTTGATCTGTCCTCTCCAACTCGTACGGTTACAAACTTTATACCTCAAGGAGTTAAGCTGGCGGCCGAGCCCATTTTAAATAAAAACTTTTATACGGGTAAAGATATCGTACCAAAGTACCAGCTCAACAAGCCGGTGGCTGAGCAGGTCGCTCCATGGACATCAGGCACGGCACGTAAAATCGGAGGTTTAGTGGGTGTTTCCCCGCTAAAGGTCGAAAATGTTGCAAAAACAGGGCTGGGGGGGCTGGGCTCACAGATACTTAACGCATCAGACAAGGTCTTGTATAAAACCGGGAAAATCCCCGCGGAGCAGATTGGAGGCGAGTCTGCCATGGCAAACTTGAAACGAAGATTCACGCAGTCTTATGGCGGAGAAATTGAAAAACGCGATTCCATTAAGGTCGAGGACTACAACTCAGCACGCAAGCAAGCCATTGAAGCGTTTTTGTCTGGCGATAAGAATACAGCGAAGAAACTGAAGGAGCAGTATAACTTGAAGGTAACGACTAGAGAGGTTAAGCAGGTTGTATCGGATCAGAAAACAAAAGCGCTTGATCTCTACCTAGATGGCGATAAAGAAAAAGCAGTGGAGCTACGGTCAAAATATAAGCTTGTTATTACTAAAAAAGAGCTATCAAATCGTGCAAAAACTAAAGCTGTCAATCTATTCAGAAAATACAGAGCAACTGGTAATGATCAATATTTAAATGAGGCAAAAGCACTAAGAGACAAGTATGGGTTTGAAGTTAAAAATTCAGATATCTAACATGACACACAAGCAATTTATTGACAAATACAATGGGAAGTATTTAGAATTTCCTGGTACAGGATCTGCGCTTTATCAATGCATGGATCTTATGCGCCAGTATATCAAGGAGGTATGGGAGCTGGATGCTTACGTCATTCCTCGCTCACCAGATGCACGATCTGCGTGGTATGCATCAACGACTAATAGCAAGATTGTCAAAATACCCAATACACCAAACGGAGTACCACAGAAGGGGGATCTTGTGTTTTTCAAAACGTCGTTTTTGCCACCGTGGCTTTACGGCATAGCGGGACATGTTGCTGTCGTTGATGGGGCAGATTTATACAATCTGTTCGTTTTCCAACAGAACTATCCCACAGGATCAGCATGTAATAAATATAGACTGAGTTACAAAGATTGCCTCGGATGGGTTAAAAAGAGGTAGGTGGATAATATGGTCGAATTACGATAGCATGAATATATGCAATTTATAATAAGGTCACCAAAACACGGCACGTTTAAAATACTTATAGATAAAGAAGATTATAAAAAAGTTGAGAATCTGGGTCTATATATACATAGAATTGGGAAATATTATTATGTGAGAACGCAACACAATAACAAACAGGCATTACATAGGGTCTTAATGTCCCCCGTTCCTGCCGGATATGTTGTAGATCATATAAATAGAAACACACTAGATAATAGAAAAAGAAATCTGAGGGTGACAACAATACAGGGGAATCTCGAGAATCAGCTCAGGGAAAATAACAAAACAGGCAAGACGGGTGTTTCGATAGGATGGAAAGGGAAATATACGGCGCAGATAAAAGTAAATTATAAAAAGATCCACCTAGGTACTTTTGGTAGCCTCAAGGAGGCAAGCAAGGCTAGGCTGGAAGCAGAGAAGTTATATTTTGGGAAACACACTATTAATTCGTAAAGGATAACGAGTTGGTGACGAAGTGTCGCCATCTCATTTATTTTATGGATAAATTGATTGAATGGATACTAGGACGCATAGAAGCAATATGGAGAGTACGCAGAGAAGTTTACAATTATTTAGAGAATAGTAAGCGCAACAAACTATACCGATTATGAGTGATTATGGAAACAACAGCAAAAAGGGTTTCGACGCTTGAAGAGCGTGCAGATAGTCTTGAAGCTGAAATTTTACACCTTAAGTCAATTCTTGAGGGGATTTATAAGCAAAATGTCAAACTCGTTAAACAGATCAGAGACCTTAGATCTCAAAGTAGCACGTCTTGAAGTACGTTTCGAGGACATTTCTAACGATGTCGCCTCAATCAAAAACGACATTAAAACTTCAAGCATCATGCTCAAAGAGGCCATAACTGATCTCTCAGACCACATAAATGGGACTCTGGAGCGTCACGAAAATGAGATACAGGAGATGAAGCGTTTTCGTTCGTCTATTGAAGTTATGCTTACAACATGGGGGAAAGTCGCACTCCTAGGCATACCTATCGTTATGACATTCCTATCTCTTCTTATGCAAAAGGTTATAAATACATTTTTTAAATAGGTCTGGAGGTGACTAACATGGCAAAATATCGACTAACTAAAAAAGATAAAGCCCGATGGATTACCAACCTCAAACGCTTTACCGCACCAATGCTCATTATGTACGTTTTACAGCTGTCTAACGTCGTCAGTAGTGGGGTAGTACCAGAATTGCATAATCTCGTCCCTAGTGCCCTTACACAGGGTTCTATGTGGGGTTATGTTTTGAGTAGTGCTTTAGATTTGTTCAACAAGTGGTCAAAGGAATAGTTTATGGTCGAGATGGGTATCCCACAGGAGGCAGTTTATGTTATGAGGGGGCTTGTTGGGGCAGCAACACTTGCGATGGCCTTTCGCAAAGAGGTGCGTTTTGAGGTCAGGCGTCGACAAGGAAACATATGTGATTGCTGTGGCGAGGCTTATACGCCCCTACAGACGCATCACCGCAAGCCTGAATGCGAGGGCGGATCAAGTGAACGCATAGAAAATGCTGTCGGTCTTTGTAATTCCTGCCATAAGGTGATTGATGACGAAACTTTTAAGCGAGGGATTCGGTATCCACAGGTGCATACAAGGGAACGGTATTACCCGCAGGGGAATGGTCTAAGGTAGTATACTTAGATGGGCCTGTTCCTCGAAGAATCTTCTGGACTACAACAAAGACAATCAGGCATGTAAACAGGCCCAAATGAGGCTAGAATCTTCTTGTTGACTTTTCTTTTCGGAAGTATTACATTGGATATACGTTCGCGTTACCGAACTTTATAAATTTACGATTTAATATGAAATATTCCACAAAGGATTTCTACATATCGGCTGTCATTCGTAGTCTTGGATACGAGATGACACTAGACGCTTCAAACCCAAGACAAGTCATTTTTAACTTCGAGGACCCAAAGGGGGAGCTTGAGGAAACTGTCAGAAAGTACTGGTCATACGACTTACAAGTTGAACCACGAAGTGTCATTGAGTCAATCAATGAGTTGAAAACGAGAATGCAGAGCGGATTTTAGTCTATTAGAAATTATTTACATGTACATGAATAAAAAAGAAACAGAGCTCTATAACGGGGGATATATATTGCTCCACAGAAAAATGCTCAAGTGGGGATGGTACGATGATCCTAACACCTTCCGCCTATTTATACACTGCCTGTTAAAAGCCAACTACCAAGACAAGAGCTGGAGAGGTGTTTTGGTCAAAAGAGGGTCATTCATTACGGGTAGAAATTCGCTTTCAAAAGAGCTTGGTATATCAGCACAATCTATAAGAACATCACTAACTAAGCTAAAATCAACCAGCGAATTAACCATCAAGACGACCAACAAATACAGCGTTGTGACGGTAAATAACTACAACAAATACCAAGAATCAACCAACAAATCAACAAACGAGCAACCAACAACTAACCAACAACTAACCACAACTAAAGAATATAAGAAAGAAAAGAATAATCACAGTGGTGTTTTAGAGAGTGGAATCACTGACGAAATCTTGACCACTTACAACACGGAACTGGGGACGAACTACAAAACACTTCCCTATAAGAATATTGAGTATTGGTTGACGGTCTACACGGCTAACGAGATCAAGGAGGCTATTGCCAACATAAAGCGCAATGACTTCTGGAAAGACAAGATGAAGCCCGAGACACTGTTCAGGCGTAAGGACCCGAATGGGAACGAGGTCGACAGGATTGGCATGCTTCTTAACGGCAGTGGTTCGGTAACTCCACCTAGCATTTTTGACGGCGTAACAAAGCTATGAAAATCCTACAGGTCTTAAACGAGATACAGGAGAGCAAGAAGTCCGCCGAGTTCATGAAGACGGGTTTTGCCAGACTTGACGAGCAACTGTTCGGAGGGTTCCTCTCTAAGGAGCTCATCGTTGTCGGTGGGTTCACAGGGACAGGCAAGAGCTTCCTAGCGGGCCAGATCATGTTCAATATTGCGAAGCAGGGGTTTAAAACAGCCTATTTCTCGCTTGAAATATCTAACAGCACGGTGGTTTCTCGCCTAATAGGGCAAGAGGCAAACATCCACCCAATACGGATAATGACCAATCAGCTCAGTAAAAGAGAGGAAGAGGATGTTGAGGCCATGGGGGGCAAAATCTTCTCGTATGACAAGTACATCGAGCTTTATGATGACCTGTATGAGCTTGGGGGAATAGAGGAGGCTGTCAGAGCAAACGATTTTGACTTCATAGTCGTGGACTTCATCCAAAACGTCATGGTAAAAGGGATGAATGAGTACGAGCGCATGGGCCATATTGCCATTTCGCTACAGAGACTTGCCAAGGAGAAGAATTGTTGCATACTGGTGCTCTCTCAGGTGTCCAATGTTGTGGCCAAAACTGGCGGAGCTTCTCAGATTGAGTACAAGGGCTCTGGTGCAATCGCTATGGTGTGCGACCTTGGATTTTACCTTGTGAAAACGTTTGATGAGGTGGGGGGACTAGCCCTGATTCTCAAAAAGAACAGAAGAGGAGTTAACAACATTTCGCAAGAACTCATGTTTTCAGGACAGGGGGGAAAGCTACAGGACTTATGAACAGGAAACAAAAACTTTATCTCCAGATGTGCAAAAACTATCTTGAGCTTGATGACAAGCAAGAGGCGCTATACGATGGGGAAATATTATGCCCGCAGGAGAACATCGAGGAGTGGAAACGGCTACAGAGTATGAAAATATCAGTTTTAGACGACATCGTTAATCATGAAAAAACCAGCTAATATCCCACAATCCGTCTGGCTTGTTTATCTGCGAGCCTTGAAGGACAAGAAGCTCATGGGGCGCGTAGACACGTTGAGGACCAATTTGCTAACAACAGCAACTAGGCCCATAGAAAACTGATGTGGAAATGTGCGTATAGATTTTGTACCATGCTTGTATGAAAACACACTGTGAGAAACCAAACTGCCCTGATGTGCGACTTCTGCAGGATTGCTACCTCCACTCCACGCACTACTACTAGCCTGAAGAGGCAAAGACCCGCAATTACTTCTGGTGTTGCAATGCGTGTGTGACCGCCGACCACAAGCTCTGGGATGATAATAAAATCGACATCGCAAAAGCACGCCGTATTCCTAACGCTCCTAAAGAATTCTAATTTTGTACCTACGAAAAAAGTCCTTGACAAACATCTCGACTTATGTCATGATATAAGTATGGGAAGTTATCAAGAAGCATACGAATACGTCAAGACCCTCTTACAGCAGGACATCAAAGACGAGTATGCGTATCTTGAGACATTAGAGGATCAGGATGAAGCTCGTACATACGAGCAAGGAGTCATCCGAGGATTGGAGTACGTGCTGGAACTTTTAGACATTAACCAGCCAGTTAAATAACTATGGAATACACACCATGTGAAGATCCAGAGTACTACGACTTTTGGCCAAGTGACCAAGATGAGTACTTTACTGAGCTCGATAGAGCAACGGAGATGTACGAGCAAGACGTTATAAGTCAAGCTGAAAACAGATAATATGACAACACCAGAAAAGCTGACGCTAAGAGCAAGACTGTCCATTATCCAGAGAACTTTGGATGTACCCAAGACGCATTATAATGCTCATGGTGGCTTCTACTACAGAAACGCTGAGGACATACTTGATGCTGTTAAAAAGCTCCTCATTGATGGAGAGACCATTGAGACTGGAGATGTTATCGAAAACATAGGCGACAGGTACTACTGTAAAGCTACGGCTTATTTTGCAAACGAGACTGAAATGATCAGTAAGGATGCATACGCCCGAGAAGCTGATGAACAGAAGGGGATGCAAGCATCTCAATTATCAGGATCAACGAGTTCATACGCTCGCAAATACGCACTCAATGGCTTATTCGCTATTGATGATGTGAAGGATGCAGACAGTATGGACAACACCCCATCTAAGCAACCAGCTCGCACGACTTCGGCACCAACGGTCACTTCTGATCCGGTTGACGAATGGGACGGCATTGAAGCATCAGCAAAACCAAAAGACCTCGGGACGTGTCCTAAATGTGGAGCACCAAACGCATGGTCAGTTAAAAGTAATAAAGCATACTGCTCAGCATTGTGCTGGAAAAAATAACATGTCATACACAGCAAAAGATCTTGTAAGAGCTTATGAACAACGTGCGGTCTGGGGTAGTAAGACGGCTAATGCGAAAAAGATGGGTATAACACTTGAAGCACTTCGCTCATTGATGCGTTCGCTTGACAGACCGTCTGCGAAATTTCTCGGGACTCGCACAAGTCATGCATGGCACATGATCCATGACAAGAAACAACTCACGGTTGATGAGCATGTGGAGAAAATCAATCAAGTGCGTGCAATCGTACAAGCACCAAAGTCTCTGAGTGAATCATTTGAGGCATTTCAAGCAGACGTTGCAAACTTCATTGAAGAAGCGGTTGAGAGAAAAACCCGAGACACTATCAAGCAAAGAGATGCTCGTATAGCAGAGCTTGAGGCACAGGTGTCTAATTACCAAGTTATAGCTGAAGTGGCTCGTAAAGAAAACCGATTCGCTCAGCTTACAAAGAAATTCTTTCATGAAGACTAACATGATCCAACCTAAACACGTCGCCTATTTCATCGGATTCCTTCTGTTCGCACAGGTCTACCACATGACCGCCGTCTGGTTTGAAACTCATACGCTTCAAAGCCCTATCGTGTTCCAGAAACCATATCGTGACCGTTTCATATCCCCCGTGCCAACAGACATCACCGTCACACCGCTTGTAAGCCCCAAGAAGGCCAGTGCATCCCCAAAGCCCACACCTAGTACCACTCCGAAGAAAAAGGCTCAAATAGGGGATTTAGTGGGCAATGTAGAGGCGTCAGAGATAGCGTACCCATATGAGAGCAAAGTCGCTTATATGGATGAGGGGCAGATCAGTGTTATGAGACAGGTTGAGTCCACTCTGGGCAAGGGGTATGCAGAGCTCATATTTCGTGAGTCTGGATTTCACCCAACAAGCGTCAATTCAATTGGGGCATGTGGCTTGGGACAGGCTTTGCCATGTTCTAAGATGGCGTGTGAATTGTCTGATGTTCCTTGCCAGCTTGAATGGGTTAAAAATTACGTTGTGAGACGATACGGGAATGTTACACAAGCTCTGTATTTTCATGACGGCCACGGCTGGTATTAAATTATGAGAAAAACAGCAAAAATACTCGGTTGGATAATGATCTTGTACACAATAGCACTTGTCATTCAATATTGGGAGAATAACTACGGCGGGATCGGGTTGTTTGGCTCACTTATCACCTTCCCCTTCTCGATATTCTGGGGGATACTGGTAAACGCTTTTTCAAGCATACCTGCTTTTATTGATTGGTCAGTGTGGCTTGTCGCTATATACGGGTTACTGAGTTATTCAGATCAAATATGAGAGACCTAGGTGCACCACGCAGGTACACAAAAACCATATCTATTGACTTTGATGGTGTTTTACATGACGCCACTCATGGTTTCGGTGATGGAGAGATCTACGGAGAACCAGTACAAGGTGCAGTTGAGATTATGCACAACCTATCTCGCCATTACTCACTAACTATCCTTACAGCTCGTGATGATAAATGGCTTGAACCTATTCGTGAGTGGCTTACAGTATGGGGGTTTCCGCATATGAATGTAACGAACAAAAAGCCTGTTGCAATAGCCTATATTGATGACAGGGGGATTCGCTTTACAAACTGGAAAGACATGGAAAAGTATTTCTTATGATTACTGAAACAATCCGCGCTATCAGAACATTAGACGGGGGTGTTCCTGTCTATAGAAAAGCATACATTGATGTTGCTCGTGTCAATACAGACGAGATACACCCTATCGCAAAATACGTCCTCGCCCCTCATATCAAACGCTTGTTGGAGTTAAAAGCTCAATTGGACATATTCAATCTGACAGATGTCATACAGACGAGTGATGGGGTTTGTATTGCTCCACCTGTTGTTGAATGGTCTGATGGTCGATGGTGTATTGTTGATGGCCTCCACAGGTGTTACATGGCTCGCATGGCTCGATCTGACATCACCGTTGCTCGTGTCGCGGGTTCAGATCAGGATTACCCACTGATTAGTACACCCGTTGACTGGGCCGATGTGCGCCTTTTACCCCAGCGACCACATGAACCACGCGATATGCGCAATCTTCGCGAGGGGATAGACAATATGGATGGCGTACTGCGACGATACTTTAGGGATTTATCAGTTTTGGGCAGTAGTGGCAGACGATGAAACTTTTATCACGAACCGAATATGACGCATGGATGAAAACCCTCGATCCAGAGGTGTGCTTGTTCTGTGATTGGAGAAACACTCAGATTATTCTGAAGGAATTTGAGCACTGGGTGTGGATCGCTAATCTCGCCCCCTATTGGAAGTGGCATACGCTTATTATTCCCAAACGTCACATCATCGAATTCGACGAGCAGACGTACAAGGAGTCTGCTGAACTCATCTCAGTACTGGCCCATGCCAAGAAAAAACTACTGGACCAGACAGAGATTGAGAAGATCGTCTTCTTCTGGAGGTTCAGGAAAAATAGGGTTGATGCGGTTTCCAAAACGGTGAGGCCCAATCATTTTCATGTCCACATAACTCGCGACATTGACCACAGATGGGACTCAACGATTGAACCTGATGCTCACTTAGTAGATATTGTCGGCGCACTTGCAGAAGGATAAATAGTCCTTGCAATTCATTATAAATTATGTCAGTATATAAGTATGGTACGAACAGGAAGACCACCAAAGGATCAGAAAACAATCAAGAGGACATTCAAGATAACGCCTGAGCAGGACAGCTCTATTAATGAGGTGCTAGACAGGTGTGGCATAACACATAAACTTGAGGACAGGTCACATATAGTACGTTTAGCACTGGAGGATTATTTCATCAACTTTTATGAGTAATTTTGAAATGTTTCTATTGGGACTGGTAGTCGTCATTATCTATTATCTAGCGCACTTATGAAAACACAGACGCGATACAAGTTCCTGAAGGTTGGCATGATGTCCGCTCATGGAAACATGAAATGGAGACTTAACAAATGGTATAAGTACGAAGGTGATATCGCGCTCTGTGAAAGTGGCTTTCATTGCTCTAAAGGTATTTATCAGGCATTTTCATATGTACAAGGTCCGATATTGGCCCTTGTTGAGGTGCGAGGAGAGCATGGGGATGAGAAAGACAAGGAGGTTTGGTCTGAGATGCGAGTAGTCAAAAGATGGAAATGGACGAAAAGAGATAGTGTCTTGTTTTCTATTTATTCCGCAAAATTGGTGTTAAAGAATTTTGAGTCAGTATTCCCGAGTGATAAGCGCCCAAGAGAAGCCATAGAGGCCGCTGAAGTATACATAAAGAACCCATCTGTCGAAAACGCGAGTGCGGCGAGTGCGGCGGCGAGTGCGGCGGAGAGTGCGAGGAGTGCGGCGGCGAGTGCGGTGTGGAGTGCGGCGAGTGCGGCGGCGAGTGCGGAGAGTGCGGCGAGTGCGGCGGCGAGTGCGGCGGAGAGTGCGGCGAGGAGTGCGGAGAGTAAAATTTACAAGAAACTAGACGTCTGGATGATTAAACATTTACCAGAGCTAAAAGAAATATGAAGACAAACAATAAACCGATAATATTTGAATATGAGTATGTCCCGCTTCAAGAAGATGTGCGCAAGCATATGCAATATTGCGAGGGGCGTCATCCCCAACAGGCCATCTATAGCACATTTCATGATGCGCTTACGCAGGTGTGTTTCGGGTGTTTAAAAGTCCGCTCGAGTCTAAAAAGATGAGAGCAACACAATTTGAATACGAACCAATATGGGAGGTAAGTAATGATTATGGCATAAACTTTCCATTCAGGAATTACAGAGATGGTGATCTATCCAACATATCGCTTGGAGATTTCACGCTATTCTGTATAGAAGCGGGCTGGGAGACGGGATGTTTCACCTTCCATATCGCATTGTTGGGATTTCATATCGGTAGAAGTTTGCAGATTAAACATTGACATAGGTTTTGAAAGCAGATCAAGGGTGAGATAGGCTGATATGTAGCAGAGGCACAAGTCAAACCCGATGAACAGGGCAACCGTGTAGAGCTTGCTACAGAGTAGCTACGCAATGTTAAATCATCATCTGCTTTGAGAATCTATGAGCATTGACATGATGGGGTGGCTGAGATTGGCCAAAGGCTGATACTAGATAGACTTGGTGGGAGAATCTAGACATTCCCCAGCGAGCCACAGGATCGAATCCTGTCCCCATCATGTAAGTGTTGATAAATAAATGAGGCTAGAAGTGTTATTTTTCAAGGGGTATGAATAATGTACACAAACCAGCCCACTTTGTGAGCATTGATTAAAAGTTGTAAACAAACATGGAAGCCAGTTACACATTGAGAGTTATATAAAACGATTATGAGAGATATAAAATTCAGAGCATACGACAAAAAGAATAAAAGGATGGTTGAGAGCTATGCTCATGTTGGTGGTGGAGGTCGTATGTTCACGATTTACTATCAAGACGATCGTGATTATGAGGTCATGCAATACACAGGACTCAAAGACAAGAATGGCACGCCTATATTTGAAGGGGACATTGTTGAGGTTAAATATAGCGATGGCAGTGGATACGATAATCCAGTGGAAGTAAGCTTTGAAAAAGGAGCATTTTGGGTTGGAATGGGTTGCTTAAATGACGTCAAGATAATCGAAGTCATTGGCAACATATACGAAAACCCAGAGCTTATCAACCAACCAGAATTATAAATTGAGCAAGGAATTATACGAGTATGAAAAAGGTAAAAAAGGAAGTATTTGGCTTAACCCAAGTGGGATACGAGCTTCAACGGTTACAGTATGATGAAAAAGATATTGAGCGTATAGAGATTATAAATACAAATATATATGAAGGCAACAAGTTCTTTATTATTATTGAGTATAAGTCATGAAATCACAGGGTACATCAAAAGCAGGGGAAATGGATTGGGATAGTGCAGTCGCTATGACGGCTGGAAAGGGTTCTATGCTCCAATGGATTCAGACGGAGGTATGGGAGTACATGGATACCCCGAAGCTCAAAAGAGATGGCGTTGACCTTGCGAAAAGAATCTATGATGAGGTTGCCAACCAAGCCATTGAACTGGAGCGAGAGCGGATAGCACAAGAATTAGGAGAGATTAGGAGAGATGCGAAGGCGGAGTATTACAACGATCTAACTGCCGAGGATAGGGAGCATGTTGTGTTAGAAGAGGTTGAACACGATGTCAATAAATATAACGCCGTGCTATATCAGGCTATAAAAGTTATCACCAACAACCATGAAGACCACAAAGAATGACAGCGTTATAAATTCACAAAAGCCTATGTCACGAACAAACTCATACGAAATCGAAATGGATGAGCTCATGGAACAAGATGAGAGGCTTGGGATGTACACAGACATCATTGAATGGCTTTATGTCCATGATGGTCAGTACGACTCAAAGCAGGAGTGGAGAGAGTCTTTCAGCGAATTCCTCAAGGAAACGTTGCTGGATCAAGATGATTGCATTTGATGAGTAGATAAAACCGCCTAGGTCAGAGTTCTTGAATCCTTGGGCT